GAGCTTCTCGGCCTGCTCCGTCACCGTCGTCTGAAGGCCCTTCGCGGTCTGCTCGACGGTCGTGGCCTTGCTCAGGGCGCTGTTCGCCGTCGTGGCGACCTCCGAGACCGACGACTTGATCGAGTCCGTGGTCTGCTTGACCTCGGTCTTGGTGGCGTAGGTGGCGGGGATGTCCGTCTTCAGCTGCGTGACCTCGTCGGACACCCCTTCGGCGGTCTGCTGCGCCTTGGCGGCGTCGGCCACGGCCTTGGAGATGTCGGTGTCCTTGATGAGGGACCACGAGTAGTTCTTCCCGTCCGATGAACCGAAGCGGTACGAATATCCGGTGTCGGAATCGTAGTAGATGTCTCCCGAATGCTGGGACTTGAGCTCGGCGGTGGTCCAGTCCGAGGCCGGTTTGTTCGACAGCGTCGGGACGCCGGAACCCATCCACGTCTGGACGGCGTTGTTGGCGATGTTCTCCAGCGCCTCGACCGTGGCCTTGGTGGCGTAGGTGGCCTCGACGGTGCTCGTGATCGACTGGCTCGTCTGCTCGACCAGGCTCTTGGTGGCGTACTGCTCCGCGATCTCGTCGGTCGTCGAGTACTTCGTCTCCAGCTCGGTCTTCACGGCGTTCGCGGTCTGCGAGGCGGTGCTCGACTGGGTGAGGGCCGACTGGGCGTCCTGATAGGCCGAAGTCGCCGTGGTCTTCGCCTCGGTCGCCGTCTGGGACGCCTGCGTGCTCACCTTCAACGACTGGTCGGCCTTCTCCACCGCGTTCGACACGGTGGTCTTGATCTCGCCCTGCTCGGTGACGACCTGCTCGACCGTGGCCTTCGTCCCGTCCAATTCCGACGCGAGATCGGCGGCCTTCTGCGTCACCGCATCCACATCGGAGCGCACGCCCGACACGGAATCCTTCACATTTTGAATGCTTTCGCCGACTTCAGTGCGGAAGGATTCGAGGTCGGCGCCGACGGAATCGGCCTTGGTCTGGGCGGCGTCCGCAGCGGCCTTCGCGGTCTCGAAATTGGTCTGGGCCTCCTTCCGGACGGCGTCGATGGACGCCTGGACCTCTCCCGCCTCCGTGTCCATCTGGTCGAGACGGTCGTTGATGCCGTCGATCTCCTTCTCGGCCTGATCGACGCCCTGCTGCATCTGTTCGATGAGCTTGTCCTGCTCAGACTGCTGGTCCTTGATCTGGTCGATCTCCTGCTTATTGGAGTTGGCAGTGTTCTGCGCATTGTTGGCGGTGTTCTGCGCATTGTTGGCGGTGTCCTTCGCCTGGTTGGCGACCTGTTCGACGGAGCCGATCTTAATCGCCTGATCCTTGGTCGTCTGGTCGAGCGACGCCACCGCGTCAAGAGAGGAGTTGATCCCGGAGTTCAGGCTCCTCAGGAAACCAGACTGCTGACCGGTGAGGCTGTCGTAGGCCTTGCCGATGACGTACTCGCTCTGTCCAGGATCCTGGAGATCCAGCGTGATCGAGTTGACCATGAGGAACTCGTCGGTGTCGTGGATGGCCGAACGGACACGCACGGCGTCGCCCACATTAAGATGAGTGTATCCTTCCATGAACAGCGCGAGATCCACGGCCTTGATGTCCAGCGTGATCTGCGGGTCCTTGGACTTGTTGAGCTCCTTGATGCCGGCCTGTACGAGATCGTCGATGTTCGTGATGGTGGTGTCCTCGAAGACCTCCTCCTTGTAGCCGTAGCGTTCCACGGCGGAGGTGGAGTAGAGCACATCGCCGGACTTGAAGACGTCGGCATCGAACGAGCTTACGCCGTCCGGAACCTGTTTCAGTCCGATCGGGTCCTCGGAGACCTCGGTGTCACCCTCGATCTGGGAGAACGAGAAATCGTCCAGATAGACGCAGCGGTTTCCATCGTTGGCGACATTGTCGAAGTACCACCTCGGACGGATCTTCGTGTACTCCGACAGATTCGGCTGGAAGTCGAAGGAGAACTCGGTCCATTGGTCACCCTTGTTCTCCACGGCCAGCGAGGAGTTGACGTTCACCGTCGTCCAGCCGCCGGCCTGTTCGTACTGGTAGCTCCCCCGGATCGTGACGTTCGACCCGCGTTCGTTCTTCACATAGACCGTGGCCTTGTAGCGGCGTCCCGGACGTGAATAGAAGAAGCTGTCGTTGATGTATTCTCCGGTACCCGAGACGAAATATGACGCCACGCTTCCGCCGTGGGTCTTATCCCCGACGAGCGGCGTGTTCGGATGAGTCTCCCAATGCGACCAGTCGCCACCCTCGAGATCTCCTCCCTCGAACGTCGGCGAGCCGCCATGCAGGAGGATCGCCGTGTACTGGTCGGTCGTATCGGTGGTCTTGGTGAAATCGGTGATGTTGACGCCGAAGTCGACGATCTGCGCGTTCATGGTATGCAGATCGGCGTACAGATCGAGGACCTTGCGGCCGTCCTCGTAGCGCATGGTCAGATATCCGCCGAGACTGTCGAGGATCTGATCGGTGAGCTCGGAGGCCGTGGTTGGTTCGGACTCAGAGGACCGATAGATGAAGTTGTTCTGCTGGAGGTTCGCGCCCTGGTTGATCCCGACATCGAACATCTTGGAGGCGTCCAGGACGTGATCGTTGTGCTGGTCGATCAGCCACTGGAAATATCCGTCCACGGAGCTCGGGGCCGTGAGATCCTCCTCCCCGGCGACCGTGGAGTACGGGCGGACGTGGGTGTCGTTGAGGTAGTCCATCGCCGACACGCAGCTGATGGACTTGTTGCCCTGGATATCCATGTCGATGGACTCGATGATCCCCTCGAAAAGCACCGTGGAGTCCCAGGTCAGGGTGACCACGCCCGCCCGTTCACGTATCGTATCGTACAACGGGTGCGTGATGGCCATGGTGAAGTCCAGATAAGCCGACGCATTGACCTCGACGCTCATACTCGCATCGGAGACCACCTCGTTGGCGTTGCCGTAGGGATCGAATATGGTCAAACCGTCATACGTGATACGATACATGATTACTTATACCTTCCGCATACGTAGATGCCAAAATGGGCTGAATTCGCCGTTCCGGAGTTCGGATCGACGAGCATGAACTTCGGCGACGTGGTCGTCGAAGTCGACGAGACGTAGGAAATATAGCTCTTATGTTCGCCGCCGGAGTTGCTCTGGAACGTGATCGTGGCGAACGGACGGGAAGCAAACGCAAACGGGTAGGCGCCGAAATTCAGCTGGGCGCTGACATACATATTAGACCACGGTTCGGTATGAGCCACGTTGCCGAAGTTCTTGTCGTCGATGCCGCACTCCATGCGACCCGACTTCCACTTGCGATACCACCATTCACCGGACTTTCCGGATGCAGTGACGTAGTCCAGTCCGAGGGCATCGAGCTTCTTGAAATTGTTGTTGATGTCGTTCGGTGAGACGTAGTCACTGGAATCGATGTTTACCAGACCCATGTTGTCAACCATTACAGATCCTTCCAATCGTAGGACAAATATACGGTGGTGTCAGGCACCGCCTCGTTACGAAAATCGACGTCGGCCCACGTTTTGTCGGCCAAATCACTCCATCGGTACGGAGCGAGATCCTCCCACTTCTGTGGAATGTCGTAGATATCACCCTCGAGACGCTGGAGATCATCCCACCTGTACTTGGAGGCCTCCTCCCAGGTCATCTGGTGGGCTCCGCCTTCGCCAACCTCGCCCCAGGTGATGTTGAAGAATTCCCAGCTGTTGATGTAGATCTCGTTGAATCCTTGTGTAAAGAGCACGTCATTGAGGCGATAGGTTCCGACCGGGACGACGGTGACGACATCCTTCCAACGGACCCGGCAGGGCTGCGTGCACTCGATAACCGGATGCACGGGCTTCCTGCCGGATTCGAGACGGAACATCTTACCGCCGGTGGCATTGAGCTGGTAGGTCTGGAGACCCTTGGATTTGTACGGGTCGGCGTCGACCTCGACGGTAAAGGCGCCGACAAGACCCGGGTAGGCGTATACGGCATGCGAGTACTCGGTGACCGAGAATCGGCCGTGGTACGTATACCCGGGGTCCATCGTCATCTGATAGTCGAACGACTTGCCGTGCAGAAAGTTGCTGACATCGGTCTTCACCCGTTCGAATGAATCAGGCTCGACGACCATGAAGGTGAAGCTCTGGGATCGGTTCGAATACGCCACATCGCCGGTCAGGGCGCTGGTCAAGTCGATGACGCCGTCCCCGCCGGGAATATCGACCGTATAGGTCTTGGGCTCCGGCGGGGACAACGTGTAGTCATCGAGCAGGATCATCCGGAATCGGATGGAGAGATCGATGCCGTCCACGATGAGACGATTATTGGGATAATCAGGATAACTCATACTCGTGAAAGACTTCCTCTCCTGGATCGAATGCCAAGCTGCTGGTTCATCGGCTTGGCGATGGTGCTGGCCAGTTTCTTGCCGTCGACGTAGACCGCGGTCTCCTGGGATTCCACGGCCTTCTGATACGAACCCATGTCGGACCGAAGGTCGCGGATCTCATTACGAAGCGCTGTGTTCGATCGATTGTACTGAGCGTCGCGTTCGTATTCCATGGTGACCTTGGCATTTTGAATATTTCTCGTGCGGCCGAGAGCCGCGCCAGCAAGACCGACCTCGTTACCAAGATCAAGCTTGTTCGGCACGATAGACGCAATACCCTGCGCGTCGCTTCGCAATGCCGTTAGGTTCAGCCGCGGTGTAATGGTCGGCGTCGCGTCGATATCGAGGTCATTGAGCGTCGTATTGTCCTTGATGGCGTCGGCGACCGAATCGATTGAGCGACGGACCATGCCGCGGGCTGACGTGATGGCCTCGGAAGCGGCGTCGGTGATACCCTTAGCGAAACCTTGGGTGAACCACGTACCCGACTTGATCATGACTCGCGATGGCGAATGGCTATCGGCCTCGGCATTGGCAGCATCAATGGAATCGCGAGCCATGTTGATCGCCGCGTTGATGGCCGCGGATGAACCATCACTGATGCCTTTAGCGAAACCGGACGCCAGATACCTACCGGCATTGTAGAACTGACCGTAATAGTTCCTCGCTCCGGATGCCGCAGCAGCGAGATTGCCGTTGAACGCTGTACGAATACCGTCCTGGTTCTGTTGCATACCAGAAACAAGATTCGAACTCAAGGTCGAACCAGCGGTCTTAAACGGCTGGTTGAACGTTCCGATGGTTATCATCACCGTGGTGAGAGCCACGATCGTCGCTACGTTCATGGGAAGGAACGAGGCCTGCCATGTCGCTGCGAATGAGACGACCTGATTAGCCAGACTCATCAGGCTCAGCACGATCATCACTCCGGCGGTCGAGATTCCCGCTGCCGCAGTGGAGATCGCACTGCTCAACGTGGTGGCGAACGCCGTCGAGATCGTGGACGTCGCCGAATTCACCACACCGACGGCCGAACTCAAGTTGGTGCCGAAATTTGTCAAGTTGGTGACGAACGTCTGCATATTGGTCGACGCCGTAGTCACCTTACCGGCGAAGTCCTCGCCGAACTTGCTCAACCCGAAGTCATCGGCTTCGTCGATGGCGGTCTTCATCGCCGAGGCACCGGAGAAGTCCTTGCCGGCGAGACCAGTGATGGCCTCGGACAACGACTTCAACGGACCGACGGATGCCGACACGGTTTCCGGAACAACGTTGGCGACTTCCTCGGAATACTGGCGCAAGCCAACGCCCAACTGATTCGCCGCGGTGATGAAGCCGGTGGAGATACCGGAGAGATCCGGCGCCTTCTTGCCGCCAAGGCTCTGAACCGTCGAGACCAGATTCTTCAGCGGATCAAGGGAAGCCGTCACCGTTTCGGGAACAACGCCGGTTACCTCGTCACTGTACTGCTTCAAACCGACGCCGAGCTGATTGGCTGCGGTAATGAAGCCGGTGGAGATGCCGGAAAGATCCGGCGCCTTCTTGCCACCCAGGCTCTGGACGGCACCGACCAGCTTCTTCATCGGGTCGATGGACGCGGACACAGCCTCGATATTCAAGTCGGCAACCTCTTCGCCGTACTGGTGAAGACCAACGCCCAATTGGTTGGCCGCGGTGATGAAGCCGGTGGAGATGCCCGAGAGATTGGGCGCATCTTCACCGCCAAGGCTCTGGATCGCCGGAATGAACTTCTTCAGCGCATCCAAGGACTGCATAACCAGTTTCGGTTTGTAGTCCTCTGCCAGCGCCTTGGAATATCCGGCCATGGCCGCACCCATATCGGCCAGACCATCGCCGAACTCGGACCAGGCGCTGTCGCCGCCCCAGACTTCGGACAACCACGAGGAATCCGGAAGCTTGCCCTGGAAGTCGTTCAGTGCCGCAGCGGCCTTCAGCGACTCCTTAATGTTCTTGACGCTGAAGTCTTTATCGCTCACCGATTCGGAGAACGACTGCATGGCATTGCCGAACTCGGCAAGGCCGTCGCCGATCGTCGACCAGCTCTTCTCACCATCAAACAGACTATCCCAAACAGAGGAGTCGGGAAGCTTGTTCAACAATTTGTTGAGCGCAGTCGCGGCTTGAAGACCCTTATCCATGCCCTCCTGGTTGATAAGGGCTGCGGAGACCGAGAAGAGGCCCATGGCCACGGCGACCTGCACCAGGCCATCGGACAGCGTGCTCCAGTCCTTCTCGCCGGAGATCTTCTGCCAAGCTCCAGCGGAGGGCAGGCCGTTGAGGACGTCGGACAGCGCTGAGGCCGCCTGCACGCCCTTGTCCAGACCTTCCTGATTCATGCCGGCGCACTGGCTGCTGAAGGACTTCATCGCCTCCGCAAGCGGCAACAGCTTGGTACCGAGATTCTCAATGCCGTTGTCGCCGAGGAACGAGGCAATGGCGTCGAGGAACGATCCGGCCGTCAGCTTGAGGATGGCGGTTGCGAGGGAGCTTACCGCGTTGATCACGCTGTCATCCACCATCTTCATCGTGGTGATGAAGGGAAGCAGATTGATGGCGAAGGTCGAGAGCGCAGTACCGAGACCAGGGAGCGAGTTCGAAATGGCATCGATCATACCCTCGGCCACACCACCGATCAGCTTGCCGATGGCGACACCGATGCCCTCGAAGATCTCACCGCCCTTGTCAATGAACTCCTGAACCTGCGGGAAATACGTCGCCAAAGCACCGATAGCGACGAGTAGACCACCGAGAACCAAGATGAATGCGTCAAGGGCTCCGGCGGCCTGAGCCGCCGCTGGAATGCTGACATTGAGTTTCGACAGCACGGCCAGAAGTCCGGTCATGGTGCCCAGAAGGATACCGAGCGCCACGGCATTTGGAATGGCGTTCTGCACGTCGAGCGCACTCATCGCCGCGAGCACCAAGGCCAAGATAGCCATGATGGCCGCCATCAATGTCAACGCGGCCATGGCGCTGGTCGAGATGCCCTTGACATTATCCATGACCTCAAGCGACACGGCGAATGTCGCCATAAGAAGCGACAGCGCGATCGCATTGGTCATGGCATTTTGAACGTCGAGAGCGCTCATGGCGATCAGGATGCCAGCGAGCAGGCCGACCACGAGCGACATCGTGATAATGGTCCCGACCGATGCGTTCACGTTCTTCGAAGCCTGAACGATCAGCGCGAACATACCCATGAGGATTCCGAGCGCTGCGGTCGCCGGAGCGAGCTTCTCGAACGGGATGAACGACAGCGCCGCCACGGCCGCCGCAAGAATACCAACAGCCACGGATACCGCGATGATCGTGCCCTTGGCCTTGTCAGCGCCCTTGGCCGCGGCGATCATTCCCGCCACGAAGAGTGACAGGAATCCGACGGCGATGATACCCTTGGTAAGTCCAGCGGTATCGATGGTGCTGAGAAGCACAGCCACGCCGGCAAGAATCGCCACGGATGCCGAGACCAGCAAGAGGCTCGCGCCGACCTTGATGAGATCGGTCTTGCCGAATTTGCTGATGAGCTCCATGACGGCGATGATGCCGAGCACCAAAGCCGCCACCTTGGTCATGGAACCAAGACCATTATCAAACGCCGCGGGATCGATACCGGAAAGCGCCACGGCAACGCCGGCCAGAATGGCGATCGAAGCCGAGATTTGCAGAAGTGTATTACCAATTTGAGCGATTTGCTTACCGGCGATGAGCTTGGTGGCAGCGATCAGTCCGACGATGAACAGACTGAGCGCTCCAGTCGCGATGAGCCCCTGAGTAAGCGCCCCAGGGTCGACACTACCGAGCATACGGCAGATCAGCGCCATGATGCCAATGGCGGCAGACAGTTTGAACATGGCCGAACCGATCTTATCGACCGATCCGCCCATCGAACCGATGACAGCGCCGACGGCCACTACAGCCGTCATCATCAGCGTGATCATGCCGAGTGCGTTGACGGCCTGCTGGATCTGACCGGCCTCCATACCGCCGATGATGCGGATGGCCACCGAAGCCAGCAGGAATGTCGCGGCAAGCTTGGACATCATCTTACCGATGCTATTGAAGTCAACGCCCTTGCCGAAGAGGCCGCCGATGAGTACGACATTGGCCAGGAGCAGCTGGAAACGCTCCATGACCTTGATGCCCTTGTCGAGCGCCTTGTCGTCGACCGAACCGATGATCTTCATGGCGATCGCCAGCAAAGCGAAGGATCCACTGATCGACAGCACCAGCCCGTCGATCGAGGCGATGTCCTTGAACGATCCGAGCTTGAACTTGCCCATGACCGAGCTCAGGCCAACCAGGACGCCAGCCATGAGCGTCATGCCACCGGCAATGGCTCCGATGGCTCCAACCGCCTGCCACATTTTATCGGTGTCAACCAGTGTCAGAGCGGCAACGGCACCGGCTACAATCGCCACGGCTTCGGCAATGGTCTTGAGGCCGTTGGCGATGTTCAGGAACTTGGATCCCTTGGCGTTTCCGGAGAATACATCGATGGCTTTGGACACCGACGTAAGCACATCGCCAACGCCCTTGGCCGGAGCGGTGAGATTGGTTGCGGCCTTGCCGAACGACTGCAAGGCGTCGCCAAACTGGAACAATACCGCCAATGTTCCGGCGCTGAGACCGGTTACCGCAACGGCGCCCCAATTGATGTTGGACAACGTATCGCTCAGTGTTGTGGCCACTGAGGAAATGAAATCGACAACCGTCCCGAGCGTGCTGGACATGCCATTGTACAGACCCTCCATGATGTTCTTACCGATTTCGAACATCACGGTTGACGGCGAATGGATGCCAAGAACGAGCTTGATCGCGTCGATGATACGCCCACCAATGGTGGTCATGATATCGACCACGGCCTTGATGCCTTCACCGAGGCCGTCGATCAAACCATCAAGAATATCCGGAGCGAGGCTCTTGAATCCCGTGGTCAGACTATCAACGAAACCGTCGAAGTTCCCAATGAAGTTCTTCAACGATTTGATGACGTCGTTCCAATTGAGATTATTGAACATCGACCGAATATCGTTGACGATCTTCGACAACGCCTCGGCCGGGGAGAGTTGCAGCAGCTCCTTGAAATATCCGCTGACGGACGACGTGAAATTCTGGAACGCCTGTCGAGCGGTCTCCAAGGCCGACGATAGGCCAGGGAAACGATCGATGAGGGCGTTCAGCCCGCTTCGAATCTCGGGCGCCACGCTGTCCATGTAACGGACGATCTCGTTGAAGGCGTCCCGAGCAACGATGCTGATCTGCTTCAATACCGGCTGAGCATCGGTGTAGAGTTTACTCAACGCCTCGGTAAAGCTCAGTCCATCGAAGCTATGAATATAGCCGCTGATCGCCGCCTTAAGCCCGTTGACTTCCTGGATGATCCCTTGGATCAGCGGGTACTGGGCGAAACTCGCAAAGAAATCGGCCAATGCCGGAGATGCAGCCTTTGCCGCATCGACCAAGAGGCCGAATCCCTCGGTGAGAATATTGCCCGAAAGAATGAAATCGGAGATGGCGCTCAACACATCACCGATGGCCGCCGTCACGTCGAGAATACCGATATGGAAATTCTCCAGCAACAACGTCACGAGTTTAACGGCGATGCCAACAGACCCGCTCATCAAGGTGGTAAAGATCTTCAGAATACTGAAGACACCCTTGAACGTTCGGGTCAGCTTGTCCATGGTATCGTCGTTAATGACGATGGCTTCTGTGAAGCGATTGAACGCTTCGATGATGTTATAGAGACCGTTGGGGCTCAGTCCGAAGACCTGACCGAACGCATTACCAACGGCCTGAAGGGGGCGAAGCAACGCTTCGAGGATGTTGGTCAATCCATCAAGCAGAAGCAGTCGTCCGCTCTTCTGGGTCATGGAACCGATGAGATCGTCCATGCCGTCGGCGGCCAACAATGCGCCATTGTTGATCCGACCAAGTGCATCGGTTACCATTTTGGCGGAAATCTCGCCGGAAGCCAACGCGGTCTTGAGATTGCCGTACTTCGCAATCAGATCGGCGAGCGATTTGCCATTCTCGGTGGCGACGGCGTCCATTTGACCCTGGAACGTATCCAGCGAAACGCCGGCTGCCTGAAGTTGTTCGTTGAACTTCACCCAGGCGTTGTCGCCACCGCCAAGAGCCGAACCCAGCAAGGTATTGCGAGCATTCGACATCGAACTGATCATCGGCGAGATGGTGCCGTTGTAGAGGTTCGACCAGAACGCTCTGGCTTCCTCGAAATCGCCGAAGACGATCTGCCACGTCTGCGCCCAACCAGAACCAATGGATTCCTTGAGCGTGTCAACCAACTTGCTGAATGTGGTGATGTTGGTTGCGGCGTTCTTCGCATCCTCTGCCATTTTGACGATGGCGGCGGCCTGATCCTGGGAGTAGCCCTGCGCGACAAGATCGGCCTCGGTATAGGCGCCGGAGATCTGCTTCAGGGTTTCCGTCAACACCTCAGTGGTCAACCACTGGCCCTCGGTCAGGGACTCACGGAACGATCCGTACTTCGCGATGATGGCGTCGACGTCCGTGCCGAAGTTCTTGGCGGTGCGCTTCAGGGCGTTCTGGAAGAGTTCGCCGCCCATGCCGGCGTTGACCACCGAATTCCAGTCCATCAGCGAGACTCGACCGGCGGCGATGGCCTGCGAGAGCTGATACATGGCCGAAGCGGCCTGCGAAGCCGACGAGCCCGATGCCGCCGCGAGGTTCGCGATACCCTTGATCGAGGAGACGGCCGTATTCAGATCCACACCGGCAGCGGTGAACGTGCCGATGTTGCGGGTCATCTCGGAGAAGTTGTAGATGGTCTGATCGGCATAGGTGTTCAGTTCCGCCAATGCCGCATTGACCTGATCCAGCGTGGTTCCCTTGGAAGCGGTGTTCGTCAGGATGGTCTGGACTGAGTTCATCTGGAGCTCGTACTCGCTCAGACCAGTGGTAATGCCCTGGGTGAACATCGATGTGATGTTCTTCCCGACATTGGTGATTTCAGCGCCGATGGAGGTCAGCGCGCCGAACGCCACGGCCTGAAGAGCCGTGAAGCTCTGACCGATGGCGCCAACGCTCTCCACGCCCGAAGTCGACATGGAGGAGAACGTCTTCTGCGCTTCCGACGCGATGTTGGAGACGGTATTCCTGACGTTGGCCGCAGCCTTGGCAAGACCGTCGAACTTGACGTTCGAAGCGGCGCGATCCAGATCGGTGAAGCCCTTGGCGGTGTCCTTGAACTTCAAAGACTTCTTCAGACCATCCAACGACTTGACGACATTGTCGATGGCGCTCTGGAATTCACGATCGTTTACGCGCAGCGATACGACGCGTTCGTCGATGCTTTTAGCCATTGTTCACCGCCTTGGTCAGATCGTCGACGAATCCGTCGAACACCGATTGTAACGCTGGATTGATGTAGTCACGACCCTGGACGTACCCACCGGTGCCAGTGCCATGACCGTACTGAAGGATGATGGCGATGTTCACACCATCATTCACGTTGGAGTTGTTCCAATTGATTTCGAAACCGTTGGAGGTCTCGGAAATATCGTAGGTCCACGAGGACGCGGTCGCGCCGCTATCGACAGGGGTGGCCATGGATAACGCGTCAACGCCCTTGCGCCCGTAATCGTCGAGCAATCGACGGTAGTTCCGACGGCTGGCGTTCTTGAGGAACCGTTCGAGGTTCTTGAAATCACCAGAAGCGCTGACAGTTATCCCAGACATGGTCATCCCTTACTCTTCAACATTCGCTTTCGACGTTCGTTCTCATCGATACGCCACTGAGCGGATTGCTTAGCAGACATCGTGGTTCCCTTCTTTCCGCGGTTGCTCTCGATGTCATAGACCTTGAGCAATGTCATCAATCGATCGATGGGCCACGTTTCGACATCGAAGGGGATGCCGCGAATGATCATCATGTAATAGATGACCTCGGTGGTAACCACGTGCATCTTACTGGGTCTTGGAGGACCGTAGGATTGAAAGGTTGTTGCGGTATGAGAAGCACTAATGTAAGCCTGAATCGCGTCGTAATCCTGGGAGGAAAAAGTAGAGAAGATGTAGGGCTCGACATCATCGAGCGCCATGCATCGTACATAGTATTCCACTTCCTCGGAAGTGCGCGGATTCTCGTTAAGAAACGATCGTTGGTATTTTGCTTCCCATTTTGACATGGCCAGGAGGGAATGCTCGAGACGGACGCGGGTCGGAGGTATGTACTTCGCCCGCTGTCCGTCTCCCAATGCGATCGTCGTCTCGGGAACGTCGATCTCGATCATCTTACCTCACACGAATACGCTGACCGGCATAGATGAGGTTGGCATTCGGGATGTTGTTCCACGCCTGGAGCTGAGCCACACTGGTGCCGAACTGAGCGGCGATCTTGCCCAGGTAGTCACCGGACTGCACCGTGTAGTACTGCGCGGAGTTGGCGTTGATCGTACCCTGGACCTCGTCGTAACGGGAACCGAGCACGGTCTGACGGGTCAAGCCGTCGCCATACATGCCGGCGTAGACTTCGTCGACGAGCGTGTTGACATCGGCATATGCAATGTGGTTGAGGAACGCCTGGACCTCGTCATAGCGGGAACCGAGATTCCGCTTGCGCATATCGTCATCGCCGTACTTGCCCTCCATGGTCCAGGTCGCCAGCTGAAGCGTGGTGCCGGACGGACCCGAGGTCGACGGCTTGGACGGAGCGCTCGACGAGCTGCCGTAATACTTCCGGAAGTCGTCCAGCGAGCCGTAGAACTTGTTGAGGTCCAGCGGTCCGTTCCAGCCGTTGAGACGGCCGTTGGACGAATACTGGCGCATGGCGCAGGTGTAGGCGCCCTCGTTCCATGGGGTATCCTGCCAACCGGTCGGATTCGTGTCAGCATACTGGGCGATCCACAGGCCGCAGTTGTTGCGCTGAGCCACGGGAGCCACCTCGAGATACCTCGATGCCTGGACGTAAATCATCGGCGGAATCTTGGTCCGCGCGATGATCTGCTTGACCACGGCTTCGAGATAGGACTCGTCGCCCCATGCCGAATTCTGATTGGATTCCCAGTCCACAGCGAGGACGCTCTTGCCGATCCAGTTGAGAATGGAGTCGATATAGAAGTTCGCTTCGGCGACTGCATTGCCGCCGGAAATATAATGATAGGTGCCGACGGCCTTGTTCAGGCCCATCAGCTGCTCGACGGCGCGGACGCAGTCGGGATTGGTATAGCCAACGCCCTGCGTGGCCTTGACCATGGCGCCGTCGCACGGAACGACCGAGAGATTGATGTCGTCCTGATAGCTTGCAATGTCAATGATGTTCAATGCCATGATTCCTCCTTACAAAGAATGGGACACCCGGACTGAAAGGAGTCACAACGTATCCGGGTGTCCCAAATATCATGCGCTGGGCTGGAGCGTCAGCTGAGTCAGCGAATAGACCTTCTCGGTGGTCTGTCCGTCCTTGACGGCTTTGACCTTGATGGACTGCGTATCCTTGTTGGTGATTCGGAATACGCAGAACATGTCACCAGGATAGGTCAGTCGCACGGGCCCCTTGGTGCCGCCGACGAGCTCGACGGTGACCTGGGAATCCGTGGGGTTCGCGGAGAAGTCCAACGCCAGGAAGTTGCCCGATTGCTCGAGGGGCTCGCTGCTGTTGAACCCCGTATAGCCGTTAACGTATAGGAGCGTACCTTCGACACTGTCTTCGTTCACCGTGATGCCGGATTGAAGATCCGCTGCGGACTTGCCATAGCAGTCCCCAACTCGGGCGGTGGTAGAGACGGTCGGTTTGGTCACTCCCCCGCCGTTAAAAGCGCATCAAGCTCGGCGGGCATGAGCAGCGTCGGTTCGCTCGATGTGTCACCGAACAGCTTGGCCTCGAGCTTCGCCATGACGCCGTCAGCGGCGTGATCCAGCGAGGAGACCCAGATATGCGAGGTGGCCTTGTGGCCGGCAACGTTCACCGGAGTGGACGACAGTTCCCACGAGAACGTGGCGGCCTCGGGGCTGTCATTCACCGTGTTGTTGGCCTTCTCCGACGGAGTCGCGGTCAGACCGTACGCCACGTGAATCTTGTAGCCGTAGTCGGTGCCCTTGGTATCGTTGCCCACCAGAGTACGATACGCCAGCGCGAAGGTACGACGGGCCTGACCAGAGATGTAGGTACCATTGGTCAGTTTCTGGACGCCATCACACGGATAGAACTCATCCGGGTACATGAAGGCTTCCAGGGTCGCGCCGAACTCCTCAGCCGAGACCAGGTTCAGATACTTGATGTTATCGGCATACTGCGCGGTGGACTCGGCGCCGGACGGCGACTCAGTAATGGCGGTAACGCCGTTCCAGGCCACGCCGGTCCCATAAGCGGTACCGTTCTCATCCATGACGAACAGCGCGACATGGTCAACACCGGTCTCATACAGGCGTTCGCCGGTCTGATCCCATACCAATGCGGTCATAGGAAATATCCTTTCAACTATAGATCATGAACACATCATGATGAAGATTTTCGGCGACGAAGGATCTATCCGAGATGCACTTCGACAACCGAGCGATCTTGTCCGGAATGTTGGAATCCGGATCTGGGTCGATCACGGTCACTTGGTACCGGTGATCGTAGATGTACGGGAAATTATCAGCATACTGCGCGTTGTTCTGCGCGCGTTCATAAATGATGGCCGGGTACCGCAACCGTGGTGGAGCCTGGAACCATACATTCTTGCTGAAGTCGTCGACGTGATCGCCTTGTGCGACGCGTTCCTCATAAGCCTCATGCATAACCGATTCGAGCGTATCCTGAAGGCGTTCACGAGAGCTGGTCATGATACTCGCCTCCGATCTGAAGGATGATTCGTGGACGCTGGATCTGGACACTGGCGACTTTCCATTTTGACCCCATCCAGGTCACGTAACGAATCAGCGATACGTGAGTTTCGGCGTACGGATCGGAGATGATGCTGATCGAGTGATCCATGCGGAGCTCGTCGTTCATCTCCGATCCTGTGTTCCATCGCACCGTATTGCGGACAAAGTCGCCGCGATACGGTCGTTCGACGATGGATTCTCGGAACACGCCAGGGGCGGTCACTTCGCCATCAGCGAATCCGACCGCCCCATAGAAGCGTGCCATGGCGTCTACGCCTTCGGCTTGCTCTCAAGCACCAGGCCGCTCAGATCAAGCTCCCTGGTGGAGGTGGCGCCTTCCTTCGTGGCCTTGACGCGAATGTTCTGCGTATCCTTGTTGGTGACGCGGAACACGCAGAACATGTCATCCGGATGGGTCAGCTGGACCGGCCCCTTGGTGCCGCCGACGAGCTCGACCGTCACGGTCGCGCCCTGGGCATCCATATCGGTCGAGAAATCGAGTGCCAGGTAGTTGCCTTCCTGCTCGGCGGGCACAGCCGAGTTGAATCCGGTGTAACCGGTGACGTACTTCAGCGTACCGGTGACCGCAGTGCGACTGACGTTAACGTTGGTCTGAAGATCGTTCCCGGTCTTCCCATACGCGTCAGTCTCCCCGTCCAATGCCTTAACGGTGATGGTCGGGGCGATCAGGCTTTTGGGTTGCGCAGCACCACAATCGCAGACTTCGGACGGACCAGGGCGCCAGACATACGAGTCTCCATGAGATACTTATGCTGGTTGTAATCGATATCGAAGTCGTTGAAGGAGGTGATCTGGCCACCACGGTCGGTGCCGGTATCGTAATCGGACAGATCCAGGATGACTGCCAGGACATCCTTCTTATCGTCATCCTGCACGCCATTCAGGATCGGGACCTCGACAATGCGGGACACGCCCAGTTCGGCGGCCAGCTCGGCGTCGGTGGCGTACATGCGGTGGTTCATCTGATCGCGCTGCACCATCAGCTCGGCATGGAGCTGCGGGCTGATGAAGGCGGTCAGGTTGCCAGAGCCCATGTATTCGGTCTTGGAGGAACGGATGCGGTCGACCAGCTGGGTGTTGGTCTCGGTATTCTCACCCGTGGAACGGATGACGTACAGATCGTCATCGTTGATGACCGGACGGATGGACTCCTCGTTGATGTGGTCATCGTCGCCGACTTCACGGCCGTCGCCGATCAGGATGGCGCGAGCCAGTTCCTCGTCCAGCATGATGCGCATCTCACGCATCATCCAGTTCACGACGGAGAACTCGGTGATGTCGGTCACGTCATCGCGATCGAGCTTCTGCTTCTTGTACACGGTGGTCGGAGTGGTCACGCGCTTGGCGGCCTTGACCATCTCTTCCTTCTTGCGCTTGTTGCTGTTACGATCAAGCGTGAAGCCCTTGGCTCGAGCCTTGTCATCGGTCAGGTCGATGTAGATCGACTTGATGCGAGAGAACGGCAGGTGATGAACGCCATTCAGGACCGTGGCGACCCAAGCGGTGTCGCGCTTGTACATGTCGGGCTCGTTAGACACCATCTTGGCATCCGGGAACAGCACCTCGATGTTCGAGATGCCATAGTCCTGAGCATGACGCAGAGCATAGGTACGGAACGAGCCGGAAGGATCCTTCTCAGCGGCAGCCAGGAAAGCGGCCTGATCCTCATGGCTAAGCACGACGCCCTCGGTGGCGGAAGCGGCGCCGTTGTTTTCAAAGATGTTCGGCATTGGTTCTCCTTCTTCCGCCGAATGAGCGACGGAGTTATCATTGGTATCATCCTTCGATTCGGAATCATCCTCATCGGAGGCATTCTTGTTGCCCTGATCCAGCGCAAGGCCGATCAGGCCGAGGACGACGTCCTTCTGATCCTTATCCAGACCGATGTTGTCCAGAATATCGCCATCGGATCCCTTGTCGTTGTCCTCATGGGCGACGTCCTCATCCTCGTCTTCACCGTAGGATTCCTCATCCTCCGGATCCTCGAGATCGAGTTCCTCGCCATGGAACAGGTCCTCATCATTGTAGATGATCGCCTGATCCTCAAGTTCATCGTAGCCATCGTCATCGGAATGAGCCACAGCGACGTTCTCGATGAACGCGCCGGGGTTCGCTCCAGCCAGGACCAGGCTCACCTCGCGGATGTTACCATGGACCACGTTCGGTCCATCCTGCCTGAGATGGTTGGCGTAGATGGACAGCGCCGTAATATCGCCGTGTTCCACGGCCTTCTTGGCGTTCTGTCCGCGCTGGGTGTCATTAAAGAAGCCGTAGCAATACACGCCGTCCGCTCGATTCTCCAGGATGGCATGACCAAGCACGTTCTCCGGAGACGAATGGTCGTGCTGATAGACCAGCGGCACCTTCTTACCATCGCAATCGGCAAAGGCGTCATGACGGATGATACGACCATCGGTGCAACGAAGATCGTTACGGGTCGCGTATCCGCTGAAGTCACTCTTCATACCGATTACTCCTTTCTCTGTTCGTTGTCGGATGCCGACTGGTCGACATCGTCAGTTTGATTATCGACAGATTGATTGTCATTTTGACCGTCTTCCGGAGGTTCGATTCCGCTTTGGTCGGAACCGGAATCGGCCTTGTTGAGGTTCTTGTTACGAAGCTCGTCGGCAGCCGGATCGTCAACCTTAGGACGGGCCAGAACGGAACGAAGCTCGTTGGACGACATGATTTCGTTACGAGTGAACTTATCAGCCATCTCAGCGATCTTCTCCACGGACGCCAGCTTGAACGGATCACGGAAGAACTTGATGTCCTGGCCCTGAGTCAACGCCGTTCGAGACAGGAACGTCCTTCGCATGGAATCGCAGATCGCTGACACCACCGGTTCCAATGTCCGGTTGTGGTAGTTCAGCATCTCCTCTTCCGAAGCGGTGCCGTTGGCCACATTCTCCGAAATGCCCAATTGACTGTAGAGCATGTTGGTGAGATACTGGATCTGATTCAACAGATTGTTCTCGACCGAACGGTTCAGCTGGGTCACATGCTCGGTGGCGTCAATGTAGGCGATGCCGTACTTCGAATCCTTGAGCTGATGCTCGATGTCGGCGCGACGTTGTTCGGCCTCGCGACGACGGGCTTCGGACTTGATCGTGTATGGCAGTTGGACCAGAAGATCAAGCTTACCCGAACTCGACTGCTCGTCCACCGCATCCAGAAGGTTGAGCTTCCTGATGAGTCGCTGCAATGTGGAGTTCGGTTCGTTCATCACCGAGTACAGCGGGTTCTCGACGATCGCCACCATGGTCTTCGGAAGAATGACCTCCTCCCGTTCGCCGGTTCGATCATTATAGACCGATACCCGAACACGATCGGGAAACCATTCACGGATCCTTCCGACGCGCATGGTGAGCACGTCAAGGCTCGCCGTATCAGACGGACGATTGCCGAAATCGACGGGAACGATAGCAGCCGACCCTTCATCGAAGACCGTCATCACCAGATCTCGGATGAACTGACGCGATGTCTGATCGATGTTGGCCGCTATGGTCAGACAGTAGTTCAGACTACTGGGCATCTGACCGATATACAGCCCCTTCTCATCGACCCGACAGTGTTCGATGTTCAATGCCGAGACATCGATGGCGATACGATTGTAGATCGATGAAACGATGGACCGTTCATTCCCCTGTGTCAGGTAGGCACGATCGGGATTGCGTCCGTATGATTGCCCGAGTGTCGGTCGAAACTCAGCGGCCGGTCTACGGAAGACATTCCATGCCCGGGCTAACCGGGATGGGAGATTGGCCACATTCGCACCTCCTTATACAAATATGATATGGTGTCATCGATTACGAATCTTGCGATTTGCGATAGCGTCATCGATCTCTTGCAAAAATTGTTGCCCAAGCAATCGATTTTTACGCATCTTATATTCAAAGCTCTTTCGACGCATATTCTCGATGTACTCTTCATTTTGAGCAACGAACATGCGAGCTTTAGCAGCCTTAACTCGGTACTTGCTAATGACTTTCAAGTCCGCTTCGATTTTTGCTGATTTATATCGAAGTTTACTAGCTTCCACGTTGGCTTTCGCTCGACGAGCATTGGCTTTCACAATCGTCTCACCGTCACGAGTTCGATTGTTCTTTCGCTCGATGGCGTTCGCTTTCTCACGCATCTTTATGGCCTTGCGCTGTTGACCATAATCCAATATGTCATCGCCGAGCTTTCCGTTCGAATCGCCAAACCTTCGTTTCGGATGCAGATGTTCATCCATATCGGCTTTGGTATCGTACTTCTTGGCCTTTTGCCGCAAGCGTTCATTCTTCCGAACTTTTCGTACGGCTTTTCGAACGCCCCACTTCATGCCTTTGACGCCATAATGCTCGAGATAGGTCTCGTCATCGGCAAGTAAAGGCGAGTCACTGGAAATAACGTACATTGCAACCTCATTCCGGAATCGGAATACCCATGATCACCATACGCATCTCGAGAATATCGTGATACTTCACCATAGCGTCATACTGCTCAATAAGCATCTCGCTCGGAACATTAAGTGTGAAATCAAGATACTCGGAGTCGTCTTTCTCCATGCTCCTAGCTGCGGAGATACGAACCAATACGGTTCGGAGCTTCTTCATTCGCTTGGTAAGCTGACGATACTCCTTGACCAAGCGCTTCTGATAGCCCTCGAGAGGTCGATCGGTATCGTCGATGTCAAATATGCCGACAAAAGGTGCTTCGTTCATAGGTTCTCCTTTTATTCAAAAGCGTCTCGATTCTGTTTGAATGCCACCAAAGCATCCATCATCGCCGAGACGGCATCGATCTTATCCTCGCGCTTGGCCTTGTACAACTTACGATTGCCGTTGGTGTCCTCAAGCACGATGCAATTGCCCATGGTGAACGACACCAATCCCTCGTCGAAGATGAGCTTACGCTCCTCCGCGAGTTTCTTGATCTCACCCAGTGGTACAGATTCGGTTTTAGCGCCCTGAATCACCTTGACAACGCCGAATTCGCTATTCTCCTTGCACCAGCGTTCGACAAACGCTTTGGCATTGTACGGATCGTAACCGAACGCTCGAACATCATACTCGGATTCAATAATATGACGATCAAGGTCGTCGTAGATCTCCTCCATATCAAGTACGGTGCCCTCCATCACATGAAGTGAACCTTCATCGATGAACTGCTCATACTTGGTTCGAGCCGCGGTGGTCAGATGGGTCAGGGTGTATTCGGAAATATAATTCCGACTCTTCACACCGAAGGTTTCGTCGGCCAGTGGGAATAGGAACGTAAACGAACAGAAATCGTCGCCCAATGACAAATCGGCGCCCAAAGCGCAAGGCATTCCCCAGAAGTCGCGACGACGATGCGGTAACGTCTCTTCGTAGGTGAAGAAGTAGGTGTAACCCTCCATCGGGATACCGAATCGCTTCGCCAGAATATCATTCCTGGTAGCCGGAGCATTCTCAGCACGTTCGACATCACGCTGGAGCGTATCGTATGTGATAGTCCGTCCGATATTGGGATTGGACTTCATCCAGGTTTCCGGTTTCCCGACCTCCTGAATATCGTCCTGACGATAGTACCAGATCGACGTATGGGGATCGTTGTATTCGCCCTTGAGGATGGACATAAGTTCCATCTTGATGGTATCGCCCACCGAGTTTCGAACGGTACCCTCGGACGAGGTGGCCACAATGAGCCAGTTCTCGTTCTTCGAAGCGCCCTGCTCGATAGCCGAAACCACGTCCTCACGGACATCACCCGACAACCATTCGTCGATGGTGGCAACGGTCGGTCGAAGACCCTGAAGCTTGTCGATGGACATCGGTCGGACCTCAAGCAAACTGCCGTTGGTTGCGTTCTCGATACCCTTCTTGGTGGCGACAAGCTTGGCTTGCGCGTCGACATTACCACCGGACGCTCCCGGAGCCTTACCTAACGTGAGGAATGAGAAGACGGGACCTCGATGGCGCTGGATAGCCGTGCGATATGGTCCCATGATCTCTTCGGCCTGTTTCATCGTCGGAGCGACCGTGATGAGATGGACTGCATCTGGTGTAGTCACCTGTTCATAAGCCTGAATGGTGGTATCGTACAATGATTTGGCGTTACCTCGAGACACCACCAAATATTGCTTGTTGATCAACCGCTTCTTGATGCGCTTGTTGACATAGTGACCGCCAACGCCATTACGATTGGGCACATAGACCGATCGTTCGACGAAATAATACCAACCGTAGATCTGTTCGGCCCAAAGCTTGAAAGTCTCCAACAAATGAAGTGGGGAACCATCGGTCAACGTCAGCTCTCGTTCACAGAACGAGATGTATCCCTCCACAGGCGCCGGATCGTAGTACACATTGGGATTGTCGATGAGATCGTCGATGCGATTCATCTCCATGGAAATGGTTTCGCAGACCACGATCTCCCCGTTAAGCACTTGATCACGGAATATGCCGTAGTATTTGGGAACAGCCGTGTTCGATAAGGCCATGGAATGACCTCACTTATCTTTCTTGTCTTTCTTCTTATCCTGGTCGTCTTGCTTCTTGCCCTGATCGTCTTGCTTCTTGCCCTGATCGTCTTGCTTCTTACCCAGGTCGAGATCGATCTTGTACTCACCGTGATCGTACTTGTCGAGCAGCTTGTTGACCTTAACGCCGAGTGCTCGATTGAGATACTTCTTGCCGAGATCCACGGCAGTCGGACGGGCAATATCAGCCAGCAGCTTCAATGCGGCGTTCTGTTTCTTCTGACGTTGCTGCGCCGTCAGTTCGGCATACTGCTGCTCCAGGCGAAGTCTATTGATCATCTGCTGAAGCTCGTCGGTCGACATCTGCGACGGGCGCTTGTTCGAGATCTTACCGCCCAACAGATTCTGTTGTGTCGATCCCGAACGAACGCGTTTCAGTTCGTTCTCTTGTTCGGCACGCTTGGTCTCGAGCCGGATCTCCCTCGCACTGAGCTTGCTCACCGGTTTGTTCAGACGTTTCTCGTGATCACGAACTTCCTTGCGTTCCTTGACCTTGCGCTTAACCGACTTGGCCGCTTTTTCCCAGGGTTTGACGCCGCGAGCCTTCTGAAGTTCCTTCCTGGACCTTATGATGCCCCACTTCTGGCCTTTGATGCCGAAGTGCTCGAGAAAATCGTCGGCGGCATCGCTCTGGACGAATGCCAGGGCTTGTTCGTCACCCATCGAACGCTCCTTCCCCATACATGTTGAGACGGAACTCGTCCTCCTTGATCTGATTCTCGATCGAAGTGTTGAGGAACGAATTCGTCGGCGGATCGAAGGCCAGACGGACCTTCTTGTAAATATACGACCTGGCGAGATTGACTAATTTCGGATCGGCACTGAAGTCAGACCAGATCTCGTCGGAACCTTCGATCTGGAATGAATCCGTTGGTCCGACCCCAAGCTGGTGAACCGTGATGAACGCCGCATTGATATGCTGAATGATTTCAAAGTCAAACGACGTCATATCATTGTCGATACCGAGCATTGATTTGATGCTGAATAAGACAGAATTGTCAGCCATGTCACACCTTCCAGGGACAGGTATCATTGGGACGACGCTCAACGAGTTCTCGAGGAGCCGATTCGTCACCGAAATGGATGGCATTGTGAGTGGCCATCGAACATGAAATCAAATATCGGGGATCGAGAATTGTCTCGTCGCTATGCTCGATGGCTTCCGGCGACAGCGGAACCATATGATGGATCATGATCTTCCCGGGAATGGGATGATCCGGACAACCAAGGTCGAACCCATTGTCCCGAGCGATCACGAAATCGCGAATATGCTTCCATTCCGAAGATCGATAGAACCGCTGATTCATCCATCGCTCATGTCCGAACGTTGGTCGTCCGACCTGTCCGGTCAACTTGAGATAGCGGAACCGTTCATCGAACGACGGCAGACGAATAAGCTCCTCGTAGCATTTCATCGCAGCTCCGTCGACGAGGCGGTCGGACCGTGTTGGTCCTGATAGTGCGATCTAAGTTTGGCATCACCGTATGGTCGCATTGATGGGGCATCCAGGTCGTAGAAGCACAACTGACCGATCGCCATACCGTCATGGAGGACGATCGGGAATGGCCCGCAGTTGTGGATCTCCAAGGTGATCTGGCCATGGAAACCGGGATCGACGAATCCGGCGGTGATGTGTGTCTGGAGGCCGATGCGACCGAGGGAGGACTTCCCTTCGAACCGGCAACCGACATCGTTGGGAATGGTCACGGTCTCAATGGTCGATCCGAGTACGAATTCCCCATGGTGAAGAATGTACGCTTCGGAATCAACAGTCTCCAGATCGCATCCGACCATGGTCATAGTCTCACCGTCAATGAACAGCGGCGCGTACTCGGTATCGACGGTCCGCACGAAGCGTTTCAACGTCGATCCCAACAGCACATCATAACTTGCCGGTTGGAGCTGACGAATGTTGAACGGCTCGATCATCTTCAGACCATGGGCGAGATCGTAAATCGCCCCGTCATGCAACATCATCGTAGTACTCCTCATCGGTTTCTCCGCGATACGTCCGCAATGCGGAGATCGCTTCGGTCATCAGGCGCTTGGTGTCCTCAAGATCCTGCGTCGCCTTGGCCTGGGCACGTGCCTTCTCGGTCTCGGCCAGGATCTTCTCCTGTTCGAGACGCTCCCTGGATGATCCAAGTTTCAGAAAGTGGACGATCTCGGCGGAAGAGGCAGTCCCCTCACGCAAACGACGCTCAACGAGCTCCGTTGCCAGGCCTATCAGCTCCTGCTCCCGCTGTTCTGGGGTCGTTGCGAAGCTGCGAGGCGTCGAGGACAGGGGTTCATCAAGCCGTTTGCGTCGTGCCATGATGAAATATCTCCTGTTCCAGTGAGAATATTGAAGGAATGCAAGACCTTTTGAGGCTTCCAAGTCGAATCCCAGCGGTACCAAGGAGTTTCTCCGCCTTTTTCAGGCTCATGAATCGGAGAATAATTTAGCGTAACCGCACTTGGAAGCCCCGAAAGGCCCAACAGTCCTTAAAACGTTTCCTAAAATATCCCCCGCGGAAAAATATCGAGT